AAGGCGTACATCAGCGGATTGTTAAGTTTTGCCAAGGGTTCGCGTGACACGCTCCCCGACGACCCCGACTTGCAGAACATCCACGACGAGATCGTGGGCCTAATCGCCTCCACGCTGTACAAAATTACCAATCTTTCCTGACATGGCTGCCAAGCGTAATCGGATTGCCGCCGCATTAGCTTACGTTGACGAGAAGGCAAAGCGGCTAACGAGCCTAGATCAGCCAGCCGAATCCGATGCCGTAGATATGGCACTAGAAATGGGCGGTAGTTTTATCCCGGGCGTAGGCCAAGCCCTCGCTGCCCGCGACTTTGAACGCGCCCGCCGAGCCGATGACGAAGCTGGCATGGCAATGGCCGCTGCATCTGCGTTACCTGTAGGGCGGTTAATCGGTGCGCTAAAGGGCTTTGACCCCGTAATGCGCGAAATTGACGTTTACCACGGCAGCCCGCACCGCTTTGACGAGTTTGACGCCAGCAAGATTGGCACGGGTGAAGGCGCACAGGCTTACGGGCATGGCATTTACCTTGCCGAAAGCCCCAATGTAGCAAAAGGTTATCAAAAACAACTGGCTCAAATTAAACCAGAAATGACAGTTGAATTCGGATTGCCGATAACCGAGAAAAGTAAAAAATTTGCTGAAACGGCATTGCAAAGCAGTAGTGGTGATGCCGATTCCGCAATTAAAAACTTGAGAGAAAATTTGCAATTTTATAGCAGCGTTGAAGCAAAAAATGCCGCAACGGAAGCAATTAACGCGCTAAAAACCGCAAAAATAACTTGGGGAAAAGATTACCCAATAGGTCATTTTTACACCGCCGACCTACCCGACGAAATGGTAGATCGGATGCTTGACTACGATAAGCCGCTGAAAGACCAGCCTGCTGCATATCAAGCCATTAGAAGCACCATCCCCGCTGATGTGGTTAAAGACTTTGATGCAAACGTAGAAAAGGGAATTACGGGCGGGAACGCATACTCAAATTGGGTGTGGGGTGGAAAAACCCCGGCGGGCCGCTCTGAAAAGTTACGCCAATCAGGCATTGTCGGCATCAAATACGCTGACGCAGGCAGCCGCGACCAAGGCGGCGGCACTCGTAACTTTGTCGTGTTTCCCGGCGAGGAAAAGAAAGTCAAGATACTGAAGCGTGAATGATATGAACGCAGGTGCTTTTAAAAAGGGTCAGAAAGGCGGGCCGGGTAGACCAAAGGGTTTGCCCAATAAGTCCACACAGGCCGCCAGAGAGGCCATTGCAGCGTTTGTGGACGGCAACGCAGACAGACTTCAAGGGTGGCTAGACGAGATCGCTGCGGAGAAGGGAGCGCAGGCCGCGTTTGACGCCTTCAGCACTCTGCTGGAGTACCACGTTCCCAAACTCGCCCGCCAAGAGATCACAGGTAAGGACGGTGGCGATCAAACTATGGTCATTCGCTGGGGAGAACCAAAGTAATGGCAAAGGGCGACCACCGTTATCGCCGCTCGTTGTGGGATCGGTTTCACGACAAAGTGATGCCAGAGCCAAACACAGGTTGTTGGCTATGGATTGGTGCAATTAAGGAACATGGGTATGGCGTCATTGGGCTAGGACGCCGAGACGAAGGAACGGCTAAAGCCCACCGCGTTTCGTGGGAATTGCACCGAGGCAAGTTACAACCGGGTGATTGCGTACTGCATCATTGCGATCAACCGTTATGCGTTAATCCTAACCACCTGTTCTGCGGCACGTTGTCGGACAATATGAAAGATTGCGTTCGCAAAGGCAGGAACTTTGTGCCAAACAATCGCGGCACAAATGCGAAATGGGCGAAATTAGACGCTCAAAAAGTTGCGGAAATACGCAGCCGTAAAGAAAGCGGCGCAGAGTACGCTCGTCGGTTTAACGTCAGCCGAAGCGCCATCTATGAGATTTGGCGCGGAAAGAATTGGGCATGGACGTAACACTTCCATACAACCCTCGGCGGGCTTTCCTGCCATTTCACGACAGGAGCAAACGGTGGGCGTGTCTAGTCGCCCACCGGCGCAGGTGCGGGTAAAACCGTTGCCGCCGTCAATGACATGATCCGCGCTGCCATTACTTATCAGGGCAAGCACGGTCTATTTGCTTACATTGCACCTTACCGCTCACAAGCAAAGGCGGTCGCGTGGCAATATTTCAAGGAGTTTGCCCAACCCATTATTAGTGCTGTCAACGAGCAAGAACTGACCGTCACGCTAATGAACGGCAGCCAAATACGTCTCTACGGTGCCGACAACGCTGACGCTATGCGCGGCATGGGATTCAGCGGCGTGTACATGGATGAGTATGGCGACTTTAAGCCAAGCGTTTTTGGGAACGTAATCCGTCCTGCATTGTCAGATAAGCAAGGTTGGGCCGTTTTCGGCGGTACACCGAAAGGCAAAAACCAGTTCTGGGAAATTTACGATACCGCCACTCGTCTCCCTAGCGAGTGGTTCCTGTTGCGCCTTCCCGCTTCAAGCAGCGGGCTTCTCCCGGCGAGTGAGCTAGCCGCCGCAAGGGCGCAGTTGGCCGAGGATCAGTACCTACAGGAGTACGAGTGCAGCTTTGAGGCTGCGATCCTCGGTGCTTTTTACGGCAAAGAGATGCGCGAGGCAGCCGACCAAGGCCGCATCACCAACGTGCCGTACGACCCGAATCTACCAACCTATACCGCATGGGACTTGGGCTACCGCGACGATACGGCGATATGGTTCTATCAAGTTGCCCGCGGGGAAATCCGCGTCATAGACTTCTACGCCGTCTCGGGGGCTAACATCCACAGCATTGCCGAGGTCGTGACAGGCAAGCCTTATCGCTACGCCAAGCACTTCCTCCCGCATGACGCGAGAGCCAAGAGCTTGCAGACCGGCAAGAGCATCGTGGAGCAGTTAGCCGCGCAACTAGACATCGCCAAACTCGCTGTAGTCCCCGACATCGGCGTGCAGAACGGTATCCAAGCGGTACGCATGATGCTGCCGCGTGTGTGGTTTGACGCCGAGCGCTGTGGCGACGGCATAGAGGCGCTACGCCAGTACCAACGCGAATACGACGAGGACAAGAAAGCCTACCGAGCATCGCCGCGCCACGATTGGACGTCACACCCTAGTGACGCCTTCCGTATGGTTGCGGTATCATGGAGTGAGGTCGCTGACAAGCCCCCAGCGCCAGAGGCTAAACCGCTGATTGTGGGGCCAGAGAACACGGTGACACTTAACGATATGTGGGCTGTGCATGACCGCACGCCTAGCAAGAGGGCCAGAATATGAATCCGGTTTCCGAATCACAGAACTTCAAGAACATTACGTCCACGACGACCGTCTACACCGGCACGGGCGGCATCTTGGGCATCTTCGTGGCATCTGCCTCCAGTACGCCGACGATCAAGGTCAGCGATGGCAGTTCCACAATGGTTAACACTTTTACGCCGGTAGCCGCCACGTTCTACCCCATGCCGGGGTGTTTCAATACGTCGCTCGTCGTTACGATCAGCGGCACGGTTGACTGCACGGTTTTCTGGACTTAAAGCCATGCTCGCCACTTGGGGGTGCAGCACGTTCCCAAAGCCTACGCTGTCGTTAGACTTTGCGGGGGCGACTAGCCTTGACTCCGGCATTACCTTCTCTCGCGGCAGTCAGGCTACGCTGTTTGACTCCACGGGTACGCTGAAGTATGCAAAGCATAATTTGGTTTTGCAATCACAAAATTTTTCAATAACGTGGGCGACGTCAAACACAACCATTACAACCAATACAGCAACCGCGCCAGACGGAACACTAACTGCTGGCACTTTGACCGATGGCGCATCCACAAATCAATTTTTCATTTCGCAACCTGGGTGTACAGCAGGAGTAGCGTATACATTTTCAGTTTTTGCAAAAGCAAATACTTTAAGTGCAATAACATTTGCTGGAGCCGGTATTTTTGCAGCAGGGATTTCTCCTCAATTTGATTTACAAAACGGAGTAACTGCTGTTGTTGGGTCTGGAGCAAGCGGAGTTGCGTCTATACAGTCAGTGGGGAACGGATGGTATAGGTGTATTTTTAGTTTTGTAGCGCCGTCTACTGGAAACATTCAAATTCATTTGCTAAACCAGTTGTATTTAACTCCAAACCTAAGTTACACCGGAACTGGAAACGGATCAGTTTTCCTCTGGGGCGCACAACTCAACATCGCCAACATGGAAGGCGGCGTCACCTCGTCGCTGACGACGTATTACCCGACGACGACTGCGGCCTACTACGCCCCTCGCTTTGACTACAACCCCTCTACGCTACAGCCGCTCGGATTGCTCATTGAGGAAGCGAGGACGAATAGCGTTTCTTATAGTGAACAGTTTGACAATGCGTTCTGGTCAAAAACCGACGTTACCGTTACACAAAATGCAGCGGTCGCGCCTGATGGAACGCTTACTGCCGATAAGTTGATAGTAAATAACGGCACCACCGGCTCAAATCTAAATATCTCGCCAACTTTTGCAAATAGCACCCCCTACACGGGGTCAATTTATGCGAAGGTAGGCGAGTGGAATTGGCTTGAGATAGAACTTCGTAGTGAAACCACAAACATTTTAAGAGCGTGGTTTGATCTATCCAATGGCGTTGTTGGAACAGTCAATGCAGGAATGACTGCAACCATAACGTCTGTCGGCAATGGTTGGTACAGATGTACAGCGACTCGCACAACAGCCGCGACTAATACAAGCACTCGGTTGCGGTATTACTCAACCAATGCAGACAATTCAAACACGACTGGCGACGGCACCTCGGGCATCTTTATCTGGGGCGCTCAACTAGAAGCCGGTGCCTTTGCAACGTCCTACATCCCGACCACCACCACCGCTCTGACTCGCAACGCAGATGTGGCGAGCATGACGGGGACGAATTTCTCGTCGTGGTACTCGGCGAGCGAGGGGACGATTTATGGTCAATCAGTTATTGCTCGTCAACCAGCAGCAACAGCAAATATACTTGCAATAAGCGACGGAACCGCAGACAACTTTATTGACCTACGATATAGAACAACTGGAACTGTTGGCGCTCAAGTTTTTACTTTAGCCGCAGTTCAGGTTAATAACACGACAGGCCCAACCGCAACAGCAAATCTCTTAATTAAAGATTGTTTTGCCTTTGCTGCTAATGATGCCGCTGAATCCATCAACGGTTTGACGCCGATAATAGATTCATCAATAAGCGTGCCAACGGTAAATAGAATGTTTATTGGTGCAAATCCAAATGGAAATGCCGCTTTCTTGAACGGCTACATTCAACGCATCGCTTACTACCCCACGCGCCTACCTAACACCACCT